GGTGATGTTGTCATTGCTCCATGGCTAATCGGTGAAGATTATAAAAAGATTAAAAAATTGACTGGTAAATATATGTTCGGGCATTTTGAATTACCGCAGTTTTTTATGAATGCTATGATAGAGATGCCAGATCACGGAGAAATTCAAAAAGATCATTTTACTGGCTTTGAACAAGTGTTTAGTGGTCATTTTCATAAACGACAAGCACAAAAGAATATTTGGTATATGGGCAATGCTTTCCCGCATAACTATGCTGATGCAGGTGATGATGCTAGAGGCATGATGATTTTAGAATGGGGACTGGATCCTGTATTCTATAGTTGGCCCAATCAACCATTATATAGAGTACATAAACTTAGCGATATTTTAGATAACCCGCAAGGCTTGCTATTACCTGACTCACATGTTAGAGTTCATATTGACATAGAGATTAGCTATGAAGAAGCTAATTTTATTAGAGAAGAACATATACCAAAATACAAATTACGTGAAATGTCGCTTATACCTATGAAATTAGATCATTCTGAACAGAACGGAAATGAAGGATTAAAATTTGAATCAGTAGATCAAATTGTTATCGAACAAATCAATGCAATTGAAAGTGCAACATTTGATAAAAAGATTTTACTAGATATCTATACAACCCTATGATTATTCTTAAAAATATTACCTTACGAAATTTTTTGTCTATTGGTCAAGTAACACAAGCAGTCGAATTAGATAAACAAGAATTAACTCTTATCTTGGGTGAAAACTTAGACTTGGGTGGTGATGGTGCTAGAAATGGTACTGGTAAGACAACACTTATTCAAGGGCTATCTTATGCTCTTTTTGGTATCGCTATCAATAGTATCCGCAAAGATAATTTAGTTAATAGAACTAATGCCAAAGCTATGATGGTTACACTTGAGTTTAGTGTTAACGGGATAGACTATAAAATTGAACGTGGTCGTAAACCAAATATCTTACGATTCTATGTGAACAATCAGCAACAAAAAACAGTTGATGATGCTCAAGGTGAAAATAAAGAAACCCAAGCACAGATTGAAAAGATCATTAATATGACCAGCGATATGTTTAATCATATTGTTGCTCTCAATACATATAGCGAACCGTTTTTAGCAATGAAGGCTAACGATCAGCGTAATATTATCGAACAGTTACTTGGTATTACATTACTAAGTGAAAAGGCTGAGATCATTAAAACCATGATCAAAACAACAAAAGATGATATACAAGCAGAAGATTTTAAAATCAAAGGTATAGAAGAAGCCAATAAACGAGTTGCAACCCAAATTGAAAGTATGAAGCGCCGACATAATTTGTGGGTTACTAATCATGAGAACACACTTGCTTATTTGGTAAAAGAACATGATGAATTGGCAAAAATTGATATTGAAGCAGAACTTCTTGCTCATAATAGATTGACCGTTTATAATCAGAAAAAAGCAAAACAAGATGCATACAATTCGGTTTTGGCTAGGCAAATTGCTTGGAATCAAAAACGAGACAAAGATTTAGCTGAACTAAACACTACCTATCTATCTCTCAATAGTATTGATATTGAGCAAGAACTACAAGCACACAAAGATTTGGTAACTTGGAATCAATTAGAAAATTCTATTGCTACTGTACAAGCAACAGTTGACCGCAATGCAAGTGACATAAAGAAAGAATCTAAATTAGTTGATAAGCTTAAAGCAGAAGTAGAAACATTAGAAGAACACAAATGTCATACATGTGGTCAAGATTTCCATGATGACAAACATAAACAAGTTTTGGATGAGAAACTAGCATTGTTAAAAAATGCTGTAGATGAGTTACTTTTGTTTCAAAACTCTCTTGCAGAAAATAAAAAGGTGTTAGAGGGTTATACTAGTCAGTTAACTAGTAAGCCTACAACTTATTATAAAACAGAAACAGAAGCTATCAAGCACAGTAGCCAATTAGAAAATATTAGTAAATCTATTAGTGATAAAACAAGTGAGCTTAATCCATACGATGAACAGTTAAGTGAACAAGAGAATGTTGATCCGGGTCAGATACCAACAACTATCTATGATAATGAGACCCAAGCTATCAAACATAGTTCGCAATTGATTAACTTAATGGAACAGATTACAAAAAAGTATGCAGAGACTAGTCCGCATTTGGCTGATATTCAAGAAATGGAATCAACTGCTATTCAACAAATCAACTTTGACACAATAAACAAGTTAACCAAAGTAATGGAGCATCAAAAGTTCTTATTAGATATTTTAACAAACAAAGATAGTTTTGTTCGTAAAAAGATTGTGGATCAAAATTTAAGTTATCTGAACAGTAGATTGACACATTATTTAGATAAGATTGGATTGCCCCATCAAGTGGTATTTAGAAATGACATGACTGTTGAGATTACTGAATTGGGACGTGAGCTTGATTTTGGTAATTTATCTCGCGGTGAGGCAAACAGATTAATTTTAGGACTAAGTTTTGCTTTTAGAGATGTATGGGAGAACTTATATCAACCCATTAATACATTATTCATTGATGAGTTAATTGATTCAGGCTTAGATACTATGGGCGTAGAAAATTCAGTTGCTATCTTGAAAGATATGAGCAGACGTAGACAAAAATCAATTTGGTTAGTGAGCCATCGTGAAGAATTAGCCGGGCGTGTACCAAATATATTAAAGGTAGTAAAAGAAGGAGGGTTTACCTCTTATTCTACAGCAGTTGACATACAGTAAATTTTAGAGAACAGAGAAAACAAGATAAGTAAAGAGATGACAAGCCCACAGAAGCAAAAAGGATCAGGATTTGAGCGAGAGACTGCAAAGTTTCTTAGTGATTTGTACGGAGAAAGTTTTATCCGTGCACCTGGTTCTGGTGCATATATAGGTGGTAAAAATCAAAGTAGAACACAAGTTTTACATGAAAGTCAAATTAGAAGTTTCAAAGGTGATATTGTCCCCGGAGAAAGTTTTAGTAAGATGAACGTAGAATGCAAATTTTACGCAGACTTCCCTTTTCATTTGCTTTTGACTGGCGAATGTAAAATAATAGATGCTTGGCTAGGTCAATTGCTAGATGTAGAAGAATCAGGCGATTTGAATTTACTTATTATGAAATTTAACCGTAAGGGTAAATATATTGCTATACAACCTAAACTTACATGGATCATAGATAACTATATATTCTATGCTAATGAAAAGTATGGTGATTGGCTTATTACAGAATTTTCTAGCTTTTTCAAAAACAATGCAGAATTAGTAAAACAATATTCAGCATCAACAACAAAATCAGACACCACGTCAAAACAAATAACATTTAATACAATATCTCACACAGAGACATTAAGTCTAAACTAAAATTCGATGTCTGAGTTGTCAGACCTCCTTGAGACTGTACAGATTGTGCTGTGCCGTTAGATTCTGGAGCAAGCATAGATAGCGATATCTATGGAACACCGAGAAGGCAATCGGCAAAGCGAACCTTCAATGAGTTTATATCTACTCTATCTTGATGATATAAAACATGCGTTGCTGAATAAAATCCAAAAGATCAAATTCAACTACAGTCTCAACAAACCTTACAGAGCAACCGGTGGCATACAGTAGCAACAAATAGCTAATTGTATGGAGAATAGATGGCAAAGGACGACGGGCATAGCAGAGACCCTTAACCATTGGTAGTGCTGATTAGCACTACCATGGCTCTCAAAGCAGCAGATATACCCAAAGACATATTATTAAATAAAAAGAATTTAATTGAATCACAACACTAAAAACAATACCGAACGATGTTACGAACGAAGTGAGTAACAAGTGAAGGTATTAGATTACCGAAGGTAATCTTTTAAAAGATCCTAAGTTATGATAAATGAGATACTATGGCTAGAAAAATGGCATCTTGCTGGTTTTTGTGGTTTCCAAGTTATCTTCTACAATTTTAGCTATAGTTTCTCTTTCTTCAAAACTCATGTTAAGAATATCTTCATATGATACTCCTCCACGCATATACCATGAGAATCTAAGGGCAGAATCTTTAATTATTTTGGCTTCTTTTTCCATGCCTTCCAGTAATTTTATGATATCTTCACTGGGCATGTGAAGAAGCCTTAATCGAAAAAATCAGATACGTTAAGTGTGAATGGCTGTGAATATTCGTAGGAACAACTTGCACATGTTAATTTGAGTGGTTTAATTTCACTGGTTTCCCTCAGTTGGATAGTAGCATCTCGAATTTTTTCAAATATCTTCTTATCACAATTTTGTAAATATTCTATTATAAAATTCTTGTCTAAAACTGTTGAATCAGGTGTTTTAATATATTCAATACAATTAGCAACCACACGAATAGATATTGCATGTATACTGCTCAATGCCTCGCTACTTGCCTTCATTTTTTCTGTTTCATCTTCTATACCCTGAATTTTGATCATTGTTCGTTGCAATTCAAATTGAACAGTATTGCCTTCATTGACTTCAAAAAATTTAAGTGGTTTTAATTTTATTTGTAAATCATCAACTTCTATCTTTGTATTGTAGTCACCGCTTTTTATAGTAGCTAATAAGCTATTCAATTGTAACCCATATTTACCGGGTTCTGAGCAACTGGGGCAAACTGTTTCTAAATCCATTTCATTGCCGTTTGATGCAGCTTTAATCGCTATCAATATAGCATCTAAGTCAACGTTACTAACTTGCCATGGATCAATAATATTAGGTACACAACTTTTGATGATCTCTACTACAGCTACCCCGTTGAATAATGCATCAGGTGTTTTAGTAGTAATTTCATCAATTGCGGTCATGGGATAAACCGGCAATTCTCCGTTATCGGGCATATCAATAGATCCTAGTGGATATCCCGCCCCACCGCTGGGTAGTTTTAAATATAATCCAGGTCTACGAAAATATTGTTTTAATGGGTTTGCTTGATTCATAATAACTCCTTAGGTGATAGTTTTTCGGTAATAAATACAATATACTATTTAATACTTAAAATATGGCTGATAATAATCTAGATCCAGAATCATTTAACCGATTGACTGATGCTCTTAATGAGTTGAACAAAACCATGGGACAATCGGCAGGCTCACCTTATAAGGCACAGTCAGCGGCTGAATTGAGAGAAGCTGTTGTTAAAGCCAAAATTGAAAAAACTAACAAAGAACGTGATTTAGAAATAGCAAGATTGAAACGATCTACTGATGCTGGTGATAAAGAACTTCTTAATAGAAAATTACAAGATAAGAAAACAGAAGAATTAACAAAAAAATACCAAGAGCAATCAGATACATTAGTAAAATTAGATAAAGCCAAGCAAAAAGAATTTAATGCGGTAGAAAAACAATTATCTAGGCAAAAAGAAATAGAAGATGCTGGTGCTAAACTTAATGATTCTTTAAAGGATTTAGCAAAAACTACTTCCAAAACTTTAGGTAAACAGCTATTTTCAAGTAGCAATGATCAGGGTAAATTTGGTGATACAGTAAAAGCATTGGGCAGTGGCTTAATGAATATCACTTCTAAATTAGGATGGGTGGGTAAAGGTTTAGGATTATTTGGTGGAATAATTTTACAATTAGTCGGTGATGCTCTTAAACATAATTCTGCCCTCAATGATGCTTATGAAAACTTAAGTCAATTTGGATTAGTTGACGTTACCGGCATTAAAGGAATGTTTGACAACCTGCAAAATGCAGGTATGACAGTTGAAGAGTTGGGAAAATTCTCATCAATTTTAACAAGTGTAAGTCCTGCATTAGCAACAATGGGCACAACGGCCGCTGAGGGTGCTAAAAAAGTTGCAGATTCATTTGCGGCAATTAGGGGCGGGGAGGCAGAAAGAGGATTACGTAACTTAGGTTACACTAGTGAAACAATGGTTAAGACATTTGCCGAATATCAAGGGATGATGGGCAAATTAAACTTGATTCAAGGTAAATCAACTGCACAAGTATCAAAAGAAAGTACAAAATACGCAGAAACTTTAGATCAGTTATCTAAACTGACCGGCGAAAGCAGAGATGCAATTCAAAAGAAAATGGATGCCGATGCAATGGATTTAGCATTCCGTTTGAAAATGCAACGAATGTTAGGTAGTACTAGCGAAGCAGAGCAAAAAATAGGCAGAGAAATGCAAGCTGCTGCTGAAATGAGTCATGGTATGGGTGAAGACATGGCTGAAGGTGTTCGGGATATGATAGCTAGCGGTGGCGGGGCAGTAACTGACGCTAGTGTAAAATTACAGCAATCTACGGGAGGGGCAGCCACTAGTATCATACAACAACTTAATGCAGGTCAGATTAGCGGAATTGAAGCCAATAGACAAATTGCTGAAGCTCAACATAAACAATTAACTAGTATATCACAAGGTTCGATGTTATTTAATGAGAACTTGACAGCATTAGGACATTCGGCAAAACAAGAAGAATTTTATGCTAAAATTCGTGGTAAAAGCAATGAGGAAGTTGCTAGAATAATAAAAGAGCAACAAATCCAAGAGAAAGCAGAGTTAGATTCCCAACGTTCAGCAAATACGCAAGGAGTAATGACTAATCGTAATTTGCAACAGGTAAAAGATAAATTGAATCAATTGATTGGTGTTAATGTAGCCGGTGTTTTTGAATTGTTTATGAAAATGGTTAATGGCGTTGCTAAACGGTTAGCTGAACTATTGAAGAAAATAGGCGGCCCTGATTTTACTTCTGCCTTTGATTCAAGTGACGATATCAAAGACCAAATAAACAAAACTGCAAAAGAATTAGATGACGTTAATACTAAATTAGCAAATGCAAATAATGCAAAATCTATATACGATAGGGATGAATTAGCATATAAGGATAATTTAAAAAAACAGCGAGATTTAGAACTAGCCTTAAGTAAAGAAACAAATAAAGATAAAAAAACAGATTTAGAAAAAGAATTACGCATTACCAGAGCAGAATCTATAGCTTTGAAAGCTAAAGAATTTAATAGTAGGTTAATATTATCACATGCAGATAAAGAAAAAAAGGCATTAGAAGAACAAAAAAAACTATTAGAACAACAACTACTAAATGATAAAAACAGATTCAAAGCAAAACAGGGGGAAATATTTGGTGGAACTCAGCAAGAAGATGTAACGGCTGGTCAAATTAGTGAAAAAACAGATGTTGCTTCAGGTAAGTTGTTAGATTTTATAGGTAAAGCTGAGGGTGCTGGGTATAATACTAAGTTTGGCGGAGAAGTTACTGACTTAACTAGTAAATCAATTAATGAAATCATTGCAGTACAAAAGCAAATGGTAGCCGAGGGTAAAGGATCTAGTGCAGTTGGTAAATATCAATTCATTAACTCAACACTAGAGAGACTAGTAGACAAACTCAAGATTGGTAAAGACGAAAAGTTTAATCCCGAAATGCAAGATAAACTTGCAAGAGAATTGATTAAAGAATCAGGAAGTGATAAAGTCAAAGAAGGCAAAATGTCACAGAAACAATTTGCTGATAACTTAGCCGGTGTTTGGGCATCATTACCTAAAGAATCAGGTAAGAGTGTATATCATGGTGATTCAATGGGTAACAAGGCAACTGTTACTAGGAAACAGTTGGAAGAAGCTATTAGTACGCAACCTGTTAGTACGCAAACCGCTGATGCTCCTAAGACAAAAACCGCTGATGCCCCTGAGACAAAAACACAAATTCCAGGAGCCAAACTAGGTGGCATGTTATCAGGTCCAGCTAGCGGGTATCCTGTAATGTTACATGGTAATGAAATGGTAATTCCATTACCAGATGCTACCGGAATATCACAGGTAGCAAGTCAATCATTGGATAATCAAACAAAAAACACATTTTCAAGCAGCCAGCAATCAAGTACATCTGCTGATGCAGTATTAGCTCTATTAGCCGAAAAGTTAGATAGTGTTATTGACTATTTGCGTAAATCAAATGACACCCAAGAAAATATATTAACTTACACTAAAGCATAATAGATAAATACAATACTATGTCATATAAAAAGCGTTTTCAAGGTCCTAATGTAACCGGTCAGATGAGTCCAATTTCAGGTGCCAACAGTAATAGTGGTGCTTGGAATAGTGGAGGAGCCGGCGGTGGTACAGGTGGTTACAATAATCAAGATTTTGGCTATAAAAATTATCAATCAAGATTGCCAGAAGTATATACTGGTCATCCAAACCGTATTGAACGATATAACCAATATGAAATGATGGACGTAGATGCTGAAGTAAATGCATGTTTAGACATTATTGCAGAATTTAGCACACAAAAGAATGAACATAATAATACCCCATTCGAAATAGAATTTAGAGAAGATCCTACTCCGCATGAAGTTGATATTATTAAAAAACAACTTCAACAATGGTGTAAACTAAATGAATTTGACACAAGAGTATTCAAGATATTTCGTAATTCAATCAAGTACGGAGATCAAGTATTTGTGAGAGATCCAGAAAACTTTAAGCTTTACTGGGTTGATATGACTAAAGTTACTAAAGTTATTGTTAATGAAAGTGAAGGTAAAAAGCCTGAACAATATGTTATCAAAGATATTAATCCAAATTTACAAAATTTAAGCATAGCTGAAAAAACAACAACTGATTTTCAAGCACAACCCCCGACAGCAGGATATAGCGCACCATATAGCTATACAGTACCAAATGAGCCATATGGTACTACAGGTAGTCGTTTCACATTAGGATTAAACGAAGCTGCGATTGATGCTAAACATGTTGTGCATTTAAGTTTAACTGAAGGTTTAGACAGATATTGGCCGTTTGGTCAATCAGTACTTGAGAACATTTTCAAAGTATATAAACAAAAAGAATTGCTTGAAGATGCTATTTTGATATATCGTATACAAAGAGCACCTGAGCGTAGAGTATTTAAGATTGATGTAGGTAACATGCCAAGTCATATGGCTATGGCTTTTGTTGACAGAATTAAAAATGAGATTCATCAACGAAGAATCCCAAGTATTCAGGGTGGGCAAAGCAGTTTAGATGCTTCATATAATCCAATGAGTATTAATGAAGATTATTTCTTTCCAGTTACTGCTGATGGTCGTGGAAGTTCAGTTGATGTATTGCCCGGTGGACAAAACTTAGGTGAGATTGATGATTTGCGTTATTTTAATAACAGATTAGCACGTGGATTGCGAGTACCAAGTAGTTATTTACCAACTGGCCCAGAAGATTCACCTACACCATTAAGTGATGGTCGTGTTGGCACAGCAATGATCCAAGAGTTTCGTTTTAATCAATATTGTGAAAGATTGCAAAAATACATTAGCCAAAAGTTAAATGATGAGTTTAAGTTGTTTATGCGTTGGCGCGGTCTTAACATTGATAGCGGTTTATTTGATATCAAGTTTAATGCACCACAGAACTTTGCTGCATACAGACAAAGTGAATTAGATAATGCCCGAGTAAGTGTTTTTACATCAATGGAAGCGTTTCCTTATATGAGTAAACGATTTGCAATGACTCGATTCTTGGGATTGACCGAAGAAGAGATCGCAGAGAATCAAAGATTATGGTTAGAAGAGCGTGAAAAACCAGAAGATAGTGAAGCCAGTGGTAGTGATTTACGTAGTATCGGTATTAGTAATGGTGATTTAGAAACTGATACTGAGGCAATTGATGAGATACCAGATGAAAATGAAATGGCTCCTGATCAAGTTCCAGCAGATATTGGTCCACCGGTAGCAGCTCCATCAGGCATAAGTGGAGCCGCAGCTCCAGCTCCCCCGGGTTAAAAGATAAATACTTTTATGAAATTATTTGAAATGTATGATCAACCTATAGAAGGTTTTCAAGATGTTGGTGCTGACAACAGTAAACCTAAGTGGAAAGAATTTAGAAAAACTAAATTAACATTGAGGCAAATCAATAAATTACGAAAAATGAATGATGTTCGTAACTTTGAAAAAGCACAGAATCTAAAAAAGATTCGCAAACAATATACACCGGTCGAATCTTCTGCACCGGGCTTATAATAGAAATACCCCTTATTCCTAACAAAAACGCAAAAAAACAGTAGTTAATTGATACTTTTGTGTGATAAGCACTAAGTAAATATTACAGAGCCATTAAACCTAATAGGAGAAAAAACAATGGATAACAAAAAATTTGAACAACTAATTGATTTGATCATCAATGAAGACGAAGACAAAGCAAGAGCTTTATTTCATGATATCGTTGTAGAAAAATCACGTGAGATTTATGAATCAATGATGGATGACGAAGAAGAAGAAACCGTAGAAGAAGGTTTTGACATGTCTAATGAAGAAGAAGAAATGGATGAAGGTCATGACACAGTTGATAGCCTATTAGGTGAAATCAGTGCTGAAGAAGAGGGCATGACTGAAGAAGAAGACGAGTTTGCTGACATTGAAGTTAGTGACGAAGATGGTTTGGGTGACGAAGAAGGCATGGGCGAAGAAGAAAATCTTGAAGACCGTGTAGTTGACCTAGAAGACAAATTAGATGAATTAATGGCTGAATTTGAAGAGATGATGGGCCATGACGAATCAGACATGGGTGACGAAGAAGGTGAAGAAGACTTTGGCGGAGAAGAAGAAATGTCTGGTGAAGAGAGCGATGAAGAAATGATGGAAGCAGTACAACTACAAAAAGTTTCTGTAACACATGGCGACAACGGTCAAAACACAAAATCAATCGTAAGTAGCGGACCAAAGGTTCCTGGTAACGGCGCAAAAGCAGTATCAGCAACTGGCGGAGAAGCTAAAGGCGGTACGGTAGCAGCTCCTAAAGCGATCCCAGGAACATATAAAAATGCTCCAGGACAAAAAGGACAAGACTTAACACCAGCTCCAAAAGCAAAACCAGGTGATGACGGTCAAAATACAAAATCAGTATTAGAGTCTAAAAAGACTACTAAGAAAATCATTAAGAAATAAGAGCCTTAAGTAATGGCATTGTATCTAAAAGAGCATTTAACTTTCGACCGCGCAAGTATGGTGGTCGAAAGCGTAAGTGAAGGTGATAAGAAAAGCCTTTACATGAAAGGCATCTTTATTCAAGGTGGGGTAAAAAACGCCAATGAGCGTGTTTATCCTGTTTCTGAAATCGAATCAGCCGTCAATACTCTAAATGAACAAATTACAACAGGTTATTCTGTTTTGGGTGAAGTAGATCACCCTGATGATTTAAAAATCAATTTGGACCGTGTATCACATATGATTACATCTATGTGGATGGATGGTGCAAACGGATTCGGCAAGTTGAAAATTTTACCAACTCCAATGGGACAGTTAGTGTCTACTATGTTGGAGAGTGGTGTGAAACTAGGCGTATCTAGCAGAGGCAGCGGCAACGTTGATGATGGTAGTGGCCGTGTAAGTGACTTTGAAATAGTCACTGTGGATATTGTTGCTCAACCAAGCGCACCAAATGCTTATCCTAAAGCAATTTATGAAGGTCTTATGAATATGAGACATGGTCATAGAGTATTAGATATGTCAAAAGATGCACAGAGTGACAGAAAAGTACAAAGATACCTAAAAGACGAAGTGGTTCGTCTGATTAAGGATCTTAAAATCAACAAAGGGGAATAAGCATGGTATTAGATGCTATCAAACCATTACTTGAAAGTGGATTAATTAACGAAGAAACCAGTGTCGCTATAAACGAGGCATGGGAATTAAAACTTAATGAAGCCAAAGAACAAGTACGTGCTGAACTAAGAGAAGAGTTCGCACAACGTTATGAACATGACAAAAGCACAATGGTAGAAGCCCTAGATAAAATGGTTACAGAAAGTATCTCAGAAGAAATTGAAGAATTTAATCTAGAGAGAAAAGCAATGAATGAAGATCGTGTTGTCGCAAAACGTAAGCTACATGAAAGTGCAGCAAAGTTCAATAATTTTATGGTAACAAAATTATCAGAAGAAATTAAAGAATTACGTAATGAGCGTAAACTACAAAATGAAGGTCGTGATAAGCTAGAACAATTTGTTGTTCAAGCGTTAGCAAGAGAAATTAAAGAATTCTCTCAAGACAAACAAGCAGTAGTTGAAGCAAAGGTTAAGTTAGTTGCTGAAGGTCGTAAACAACTTGAAACATTGAAAGCACGTTTTGTTGCTGAAAGTGCAAAGAGAATGAACGAATCTGTAAGTAAACATCTTAAGGGTGAATTAAGCCAATTGAAAGAAGATATTAAGACTGCTCGTGAAAACGATTTTGGTCGTAGAATCTTTGAATCTTTTGCAAGTGAATACAGTACTACTCATTTAAATGAGAAAGCTGAGACACGTAATTTGTTCAAACAATTACAAGCAAAAGATGCTCAGTTAGCTGAGTCCATTAAGTCAACCAAAGAAACTAAACAATTGGTTGAAAGTAAAGAACGTGAAATTCGTATTATTAAAGAAAGTAATCAACGCAAGAAGATTATGGACGGCCTATTAGGTTCATTGAACACTGAAAAAGCAACTATAATGCAGGATTTACTAGAGGGTGTCCAAACAATTCGTCTACAGGATGCTTTCGATAAGTATTTACCAGCTGTACTTAATAATGTATCAGAAAAAACAACAACTAAAAAGGCTGTTCTTTCCGAGAATATTAAATTAGTAACTGGTGATAAATCTGCCACAAAAAGCATTGAAGTCGAAGAACGCAACAACGTTATAGACCTTAAGCGTTTGGCAGGGCTTTAAATTAAAAGACATAATATAGGAGAAACATAAAATGTCAAAAGTTCTATTAGAAAGCCGTTGGGACGAGACCAAAGAAGCCCTACTTGAAGGCTTAAAAGGTAATCGTAGATCAACGATGGGTGTTATTTTAGAAAACACAAAAAAATCATTACTATCTGAGTCATCAGCTGGTACAACTACAGCAGGTAATATCGCTACACTAAACCGTGTGATTCTACCAGTTATCCGTCGTGTCATGCCAACAGTTATCGCTAACGAGTT